CATGAAAAAGAATGAAATTGGTTCGGGTAGTTCCGGTAGTGGACTTGAGGATAATATCCCATTAATTCACAAAAATGCTGATAAGCTAACAATAGTAATTCCTTACTTGAAGGATAAAGCACAGGGTAATGAACTTTTTTTTGCATTACGCTCTATGGATCGTAATTTCAGAGAAAATTTTCAGGTGGTTGTTATTGGCGATAAAGAAGATTGGTTCAGTGATGAAGTGATTCATATTGATGCACCGGTAGCTTCTGAAAATCCACAAATAGACACGCTGAATAAGCTTAAATTGGCTATCGTGGATGAAAATGTAAGCAAAAAGTTTATTTGGAGCAACGATGATATTTATTTCATTAACCCGGTACAGTTAGCTGACGTTCAGATTTTGACTGCTCAAGGTAGACTTAAATATATTCCTGATACAAAAGCCATTTATGAAATTAATCGAAACAAAACGATTGATTGTTTGAAGTCTTTTGGGTCCGTTGGATCTATTCCAACTCATAATTATGATACTCACACACCTTTCTTCTATGATAAAGAAAAGTTGGTGTCATTATTTGAAGAAATACCCGAATTGAGTTCTGAAGGGTTGCTTATTCCGTCCATCTATTTCAATATGTATTTTTTCGATCATAAACCGACTCAAATTGATGGCGTAAATGGTGAATATATGCTTCGCATTATGTCTAAAAATACTGATCCGGTTGTTTTCAAAAAGTTCATTGAAGGAAAGAAGTTCTTGAATAACTCCGAAGATGGATATAATTCTTTAGTTGTAAATTATTTAGAAACTAATTTTCCTGAAAAATCGAGATTCGAAATTTAATGCAAAAAGAAGTTCTACAGTGGTTAAAGTCGGGTGCTGATCCTAAACAAGGAATCAAATTACTTGAAAAGTTTTCAAAAAACACGTTTTTGATCAGGTTAGTGAAATCTAACCCGGTCAAAAATGTAGAACTATTGAAAAAATCATTGTGCCAGTTGACGAATATTGATTTGACAAAAATTGTCAAACAGCCAGATCTAGAAGCTTCACACATTGGTTTCCGGGAAGAATTCCCATTTTTGAATAGTCCGGATTGCCCTTATGAGCTTAAAGCGTTGGTTACTGATAAGTTTTCCAGTTACTACAGGTATAAAGAATTGCATAAAAAATTATCAGATTGTACATCGTTGCAAGAATGCGCTAATACCGCCGGTGAATTATTAGCAAGCTATCTTGATAATCGTGCTATTTATGCTGAATTGAACTATTACAAGCAACACAAATCAGTTTTGGGAAAACACCCTGTATTCAAACACTATCATCGATTACAAGAGCTTAAAGCGCTTTCAATAAAAGATCTTGTTGAACTACAAAGAAGATTAAACCATAATATTTGGCGTATTGAAAGTGAAATATCCAAAGGAGATAAACCTAATTTGGATGAGGACCGTAAACAACGATTGATCCTAAGGAAAAATCAATTATCTGAGGTTGACAGACTTTTATACTAATAATCATGGAAAATACAGAAATAGCAAAACCGGAAGATGTTCAGGATCCTGATTGGTTATTGAATATGGATTGGGAAGAATACGAGAAGTTCGCAGCTATCGGTTATTCTCCTGAGAATATTGCTATGTACTACCGAATTGATAAACTTGAGTTCATGTTTTACTTTATGCAACATGATAGTGAATTAGAATATCATTACAAAGCCGGTATTCTTATTCAACAAGCCAAAGAAGGATTGGAAATGATTAAACAGTCCGGTTCAAATGTAACTCAGGCTCAACGCCTCGATAAATTGAGAGAGAAGCTGGATTTTCAAAATGCGCGTGATGATATAATTTATGGAGGATTTTAAAACTAACAAAGCATACTTCGAATTATTGCAGGATTATATACAATCAGGCTCTAAAGAATCGTTATCAGACGACGAACAACGTTATTTGGACGTATTGTATCTGGTGAACTCTTTACGTCGTAAATATGGCAAAGAAAACGCTATTTCGTTTATTCAACGCCCGCCAAATAACATTCCTTACCGAAAAGCACGATTAATGTACGATGAATCTCAGAATCTGTTTTACGGTGATGATGGTATTGAAAATCAATCACACCGTAATTCTATGTTTGAAAGTATTATGGCAGCTGCTAACCTGGTGCTTCGTACTTCTAAAAATTCAAAAGATATAGAAGTTTACGGTGATTTGATTACTAAAGCCTACAAGATTAAAGGACTTGATAATCCTGAACCACAAAGAATACCTGAAGGACTTTATAAAAAACCAATCAAAGTATATTCGCTTAATCCGGGTGCAATCAGTTTACCCATGGTTGATCGTAATGCATTGGCCGAACGAATTGACAATCTGGAAATTTCAGATTTAGAGAAAAACCGTGTTCGGCAGGAAGCCGGCGTTGATAAAGTTGACTTTTTAGACCTATACGATGAGCAAGAAACAAAAGTTGGATCTAAATCGTGATGACATAGAATTGCGCTATTCCAATTGGTTGGCGCAATTATGTGCAATGCTAATGCCAAAAGATTTATACCTTCCTATTGGCCGTGCATCTACCAAAACCACAAATTTTGCTGTTGAACGCCTGCAAGAAGCTGTATATGATTGTGCCGGTGCTCCGTTCGCATGGGTGAGCGATACGTATTCAAACTTACATAAAAACGTTATACCATCACTTCAGGAAGGACTTCGATTTCACGGTTGGGAAGAAGATGTACATTACGTGATCAATAAAGAACCACCGGCAGAATGGCGTTCAAAAATGTACAATATCATGTCGTCGTGGAAAAATACGATGACATTTTTCAATGGTTTCAACCTTACATTTATTTCATTGGACCGTCCGTCAATTGGTGCCGGTCGTTCGTATGTTGGTGTTTTTGGTGATGAGGTAAAGTATTTTTCTGAAGTAAAAATAGGAAACTTACTGAAAGCGGTTCGTGGTTACCGGGCGAAATATGGTGATTCTCCATTTTACAGATCTCAAACATTTACAACCGATATGCCGGATCCAAATAATATTGGCGAATACGACTGGATCCTGAAAAATTCTAAGAAAAACGATAAAAAGAAACTTCTTGATTTACTACAGGTAAGTTTCGTTTATAACCAAACAAAACAGGAATATGCTGCTATTTTAGACACCGGAAGTGCGAAAAAGATAGAATTGGCTGAAAAGACAATGAAACGATGGGAAGAACGATGGCGTAAACTCAGAAAGGGTGTATCATTGTTTTGGATTGCTTCGTCATTTGTAAATGTTGATATTCTGGGTATAGAATGGTTTGAGGATGAATTTGCTGTTGGATTAGAAGGCGTTTCTTCTGCCATATTATCAATTATACCTATTCTGTCGGCAGCATCACGCTTCTATTCTAACCTATCGGAACGACATTTCTATTTTGATGGTAATAATAATAATACTTATTTGGATTCTATTCCATTTGGTTCAGATCCTGATTGCCGGGTATTGAAGTACATTAATACGAATCGTGCCATTGAAGGCGGGTTAGACATAGGTAATACGTTATGGTTGGTATTTGGACAACAAGAAAACATGAAGTATCGTATACTTAAAGAATTGTACACATTACCACCTCAGTACATACGTGAAATGGCCGATGAGTTTGTTCGTTACTTTAAGCCACATAAGGTTAAGCAATTGAAACTATACTATGACCGTGCTGCTAACTCATATCATAAGATAGGTCAGGACGTTGCAAGTCAGATGAAGAAAGCGATAGAACGCGATGCAGATGGTAAGGCAACCGGTTGGAGTGTGACACTCATGTCACTTAATCAGGGAAACATAGGTAGTAACGCGGAGTACAACTTCATGATGGAACTAATGGGTGGTAAGAACAAACATCTTCCACAATTACTGATAGATCGTACTAACTGTCCATGCCTGAAGGCACAGTTAGAGAAGACTCCTGCTAAGATATCTACTACTACCAAAGGCAATGGCTTAGTAGTGAAAGAAAAGAAAGGAGATGGTCTGCCTGCACACCGATTGCCTAAAGAGTCTACTAACTTCACAGATGCATTTAAGTATCTGCTATGTCGTAAGATCTTCTTACAACATATCAATCCTAAAGGTAGTAGTGCATCTCTATCTCCTAAGTCTTAGATAATTTATAATAAATAGTTTAGTTGATGACTGATACTGTGTGCATGCATGGTGTCAGCCATTGGTGTGTTAGTATGCCTGGTTGTATCCGTCATATTTCCCCGTTAAAAAACGGGTGCAATTGCAACCGGAGTACAGAGCGGGTCGGCTAAAAACGGGAGACAAATTTTTATAATTAAACAGTATGAGCAGTTTTATAGGTGAAAAACAGCGTATTATGTGTAAAAACAATGAAAACACCTATATAAAATGACCCTGATGAATGAAAAGATGACCGAAAGTAAGTTTTTATCTATGCGTTTATTAATTTATTAACTATAATTTATATCTTTGTAGAATTATAAACTGTAAAAATGATATTTATGAAAAAAGTTATGTTTCTGACAATTTTTATTTTATTTACTTGTATTAGATTAAATTCTACAACAAAAAACATAGATGGAATTATTGGATTAAAGTTTGGCATGAATAAAACTGAATGTTTCAAAATTTTAAAATCAAAACCATTTGACATATCGGGTGAAAGACGAAAAGAAATGGCTATTTATATGAATGAAAAATTATATAATATTGATTTTAAATTATATATGTGGTTTCATTATGATGAATTATATTCATGCCTATTTTCAAAATCATTTAAAACAAAAAAAGAGCAATTGAATTTTTTCAATAATATAATAAAAAAAATAGCTGAATCATATGGAAAATATAAGAAGTGGAGTGATGGATCTATATCATGGGAAAATAAAAGGAATAAAAATCAAATATCTATTTTAATGGATACTGATTACAAACACGATATAAATATATTCTTTACAAATACATCTGTAGATAATTTAATTCAATAACTAATTAACAAATTAAATATGAAGAAAATTATGTTCTTAGCTATGATGGCTTTTATTAGTAATAATATATTTAGTCAATCATTTGTATCTACTCCTAATGGATTAAAGGATTCTTTGAATTTAAATAATGAATATTTAGTCCTTAAATTTGATGGAAGAAGTGCTAATCAATTATATGATCTTACAAATAAATTTTGTCAGAAATTTTATGTTAGTCCTAAAACTGCTTTGCAAAGTGATATTAAAGATGAATATATTAAAATTCAAACATATGAAAAAAAATTTATTATGCTTGTAAAAGGAATTGTTGGTGAAAAATATTATGGAAATATAATTTACTCTGCAAATTTTACTTTTAAAGATGGGAAAGTAAAATTTGAAGTTTCAGAAGTTAAAATGGAAATATGGGATAATGATCAAGAAGTATTTTATAGATCTCCAGGTGGTATATATTGGTGCATATTTAAAAAGAATGGAACTCCTAAAGGAGATTTATATATTCAATATCAGGATTATTTCAATAAATATATATCTAATTATGTGTACTTTGTGAATAACTATAAAAAAGAAAATGATAAGTGGTAAAATAATTGACTTTTTTCATTGATATTCAAAAAACTATTTTCATCTTTGCAACGCAAAACATTTACTAGGGGTGAGCATGCTCGCCAATACAATTCGCGGGTATTTTTTATGCCTTGTCGGGAATAAAAATATACTTACAACGATTCTGTAACTCCATTCGGTGACTTAATGGTCCCGAGAACCCCTAGTGGTGTTTTGCAATGGTACGTGCAGAATCGTTTTCGCATCCGTACCACTCAATAATTATTTTTGGAATATGCAAAACACCAAAAACAATTGTGAGCAGAGGAACAATAGTACTCTACAAGCAACGTCGGTTCACGAAACGAACATCACTCCCACTCTACAACTTACCGGATCTGTTTCTTTGAAACATTTAAAGAAAAAGGTAAACGTAATTCTTACTTCGCTTTACAAAGGTTCACAGATTGATTGCCAGCTTCACCCGATGGGTGAGGAATTTGTATTGGTAATGATTGGCGATGGCGTATGTGCTACGCTGCATATTCAGGAACTGGGTAATGCACTAACGCAGGAAGGAGGCGAAGAATGAAAAGAGTAATAAATAAAGCGCGTATCTATTTACTTGCCAACTTCCGCGATAACTGGGTAAAATGCCCGTCGGCAGCGTATGAGTATTATTTGCACCTGTGTTGTGGTACTGATAAGGTTATCGTTTCGAGAAAC